GTTCATCGCTGTTGAACTAAACGGTGCTTGTTCCTTTGAGAAGGACAAGATGTTATTAGACCATCGTTTAGAGGTTGAGAACCTGCAAATAGAAAAGCAAGGCTTAGAAGAGCGCTACTTGATAGAGATCGACACGAGGGATGAAGAAATAGAAACCCTCAGGGACATAATCAAAAAGAACAAGAAACTAAACATCCCGGTCGTCATCACTACAAGCGTTGCGATCGGTTTTGGTGTTGGTTTCGGCACTTACCACTTAGCGAGTAGATGATGAACAAAAACAACGATCCACATTATGTTGCTAGATTAGAGAAGGCGATAGCCAAAAGATGGGGAAAGGACGCGGTTCAAAATCCAAGAAAGTTTTGGGATGATGAGAAAGAAGAGTCTTATAAAAAACAATTAAAAGAATTACATCAAAAAGAACTTTCTATTAGCTACGAAGGAGAGAAAGTAGAAGTAGATGGCTTTTTAATGTCTAAAAAACTACTTACTAGAGAAGTGGCTAGTAGAACTTGCCCTGTCTGTTCAAGCTTTTCTTTCAGCGTTAAAGACGATGTTTACATGAATAAATTTGATTGTTGTTTTTCTTGCTATGTAAAGTGGGTGGAAAATAGAGAGGAAAGATGGCTAGATGGCTGGCGGCCAAACAAATCGGGAGACTAAATAATGGCTAGTGTTTTAGAAATTGTCAATGGAATTTCACAAGTTTTGGCGAATTCCTACGATGGCGCAACCGACGAAGACGGCGAGCCAGTCAAGATAGGTCTAAAGAGAGAAGAGGGGCATCCTATTAACGATTCTCGTGTGATGGACGGGTTTAGTGTAAAGATGTATCCTGGCAAGATTTGCATTCATTATCATGCAGAGATCAAGCTTAAGGATCTTCATAAGAATGATTTTGAATCTGATGTAGAAGGAATGATTGAACAAATTGCCAAGTTTCTCAAGAAAGAATTTAAAAAGATTACCGGCCAGTCACTAAGTCTAAGTGCTGACGGTGATGTAAAGATCATAGCACAAGAAACTTCTAGAGTTAGGCACTTTATTCAAGCTTATCGGAACTACAAGTGTTCTGGCCTAGACGGACTAGACAAGATCAATGAGCCTTCTAACGACTCTATTGACGATAAGTTTCGTTCATTCATGGAGCAGGGTGGCTGGAAGAAGTCAGACGATTCCAAAGGAGCGTCAGTTTACGCTGGTAATGGCAAGGTTCACGCCAGGAGAAACATTAACAGCCCCTACAAGCCTGAATAATGTCCTACAGGTTGTCCAAAAAGGAGACAATGAGGGAAATTATTCGATGCGGCAAGGATCCCTCTTATTTTATCAATAACTATTGTCGCATTTCCCACCCTCTAAAGGGCCTTATTCCTTTTAAGACTTACCCTTTTCAGGATGATCTGCTTGTTGATTTCAACGACTATCGCTTCACGGTCATCCTTAAGGCCAGGCAGTTAGGCATCTCCACTATTACGGCGGCCTACATTGTCTGGCTTATGTTGTTCCATAGAGACAAGAATGTCTTGGTTATTGCGACAAAGTTCGCAACCGCAGCCAACTTGGTCAAGAAGGTAAAGAACATTATGCAAAATGTTCCCCCTTGGCTTCGCATCGCACAGATCAAGATCGACAACCGAACGTCTTTTGTTCTTACAAACGGTTCCGAGGTAAAGGCTGCATCGACCTCTGGGGACGCCGGCCGTTCCGAGGCACTCTCACTCCTAGTTATTGATGAGGCCGCTCACGTAGAGGGCCTAGAAGACCTCTGGACAGGTCTTTATCCTACCCTATCTACTGGTGGTCGATGCATCGCTCTCTCCACCCCGAACGGTGTTGGAAACTGGTTCCACAAAACCTACGTTGAGGCAGAGCAAAATGTAAATGACTTCCACCCGGTAAACCTTCCATGGAGCGTTCACCCCGATCGAGACCAAGAGTGGTTTGAGAAAGAAACAAGAAACATGTCTCGCAGACAGATCGCACAGGAGTTAGAATGTAACTTCAACGCTTCTGGCGAAACAGTCATCCATTCGGATGACCTTGAAAGAATTGTTTCCGAGATCTGTGAGCCAAAATACAGAACCGGCTTTGATAGGAACTTCTGGCTATGGGAACAGTACGATCCACAAGCAACCTATTTAATGGTTGCGGACGTTGCTCGCGGAGACGGAGCAGACTATTCTGTCTTTCATGTCATCAAACTAGAAACCATGGAGGTTATAGGTGAATATCAAGGAAAACCAAACTTGGAAGAGTATGCTACCATACTTGATAGCACAGGCAGAGAATTTGGCAATTGCCTTCTGGTGGTGGAAAATAACAGTTTAGGCATTTCTATACTTGAAAAGTTGCAGCAAAGAGGTTATCCTAACATATACTATTCCATCAAGGGCACACACGAGTTTATTGATTCAGTTAGAGCGGAGTCTGTAAATAATTCAGTTCCAGGTTTTACAACCTCTTCCAAAACAAGACCTCTCATCGTCGCGAAAATGGAAGAGTTCATTAGAAACAAACTAATTACTACATACTCAACACGACTAGCAAACGAATTCAAAACTTTTATTTGGAACAATAACCGAGCAGAGGCAATGCGTTCTTACCACGACGACCTTGTTATGGCTCTTGCGATTGGTTGTTGGGTCAGGGACACGGCACTTACGGTTAGTAAAAAAGATCTAGAATACAAGAGAGCAATGGTCTCTTCAATGAGGCTAAACTCTACGAGGCTCCACACAAGCATACCAGGAATGGCTGGTCATCAGCAGGGTGTTTGGAGCGACAAAGCGAAGAAAGAGATGCAACAGCAAAAAGACTTTATTTGGCTTATCAAGGGATGAAATAAATGGCTAGACGAAACAGAAGAACAAAGCGAAATAACAACGCAAATACAAGAAACCCACAGTCTGATCTGTTCAAGGCGTTAACCAGGGTCTTCTCTGGTCCTCTCGTCAACCGCAGGACGCAGACAGGCCGTCGTCTTCGCAGGTATCAGTTAGACAAGTATCAAAGCCGCTTCCGTTCTGCCAGTGGTCAGGAGTTCAAGACCGCAAAGTCAGCCAACAACTACAACCTCCAACTAGGCATTATGAATGCCCACAACCGCGTTGAGCGTTATGTGGACTTTGATCAGATGGAGTACACTCCAGAGATCGCCTCTGCCCTTGACATCTATGCCGATGAGATGACCACACATTCCAGTCTTCAGCCGATGCTCAACATCCGTTGCTCCAACGAGGAGATCAAGGCAGTCCTTGATTCGCTTTACCACAATATCCTAAATGTAGAGCACAACCTCTTTGGCTGGTGTCGTTCAATGTGCAAGTATGGCGACTACTTCATGTACCTTGACATTGACGAAAAGTTTGGCATCAAGTCAGTTATTGGCATGCCTTCCAACGAGGTTGAGCGCCTAGAAGGCGAAGACGACACAAACCCCAACTATGTTCAGTACCAGTGGAATACAGCCGGCCTAACACTTGAAAACTGGCAGGTCGCCCACTTCCGCATCCTTGGAAACGACAAGTATGCTCCCTACGGCACATCCATCCTTGAACCTGCCCGTCGCATCTTCCGCCAACTTGTTCTGATGGAAGACGCAATGATGGCTTACCGCATCGTCCGCTCACCGGAGCGCCGTGTTGTTAAGGTTGATGTTGGACAGATTCCGCCAAACGAGGTGGAGCAATACATGCAAAAGGTCATCTCTTCTATGAAGAGAAACACTATTGTCGATGAAAGCACCGGTCGCGTTGATCTTCGCTACAACCCTCTTTCTGTTGAGGAAGACTACTACATCCCCGTCCGAGGCGAAAGCAAGACAGACATTTCTTCTCTTCCAGGCGGAACTTTCACGGGCGACATCGACGATGTTAAGTATCTCCGCGACAAGCTGTTCTCTGCCCTTAAGATCCCAGCGTCCTACCTAACCAATGCCGAAGGCGCTGATGAAGACAAAACAACGCTCGCCCAGAAGGACGTTCGTTTTGCAAGAACTATCCAGCGCCTTCAGCGTCCAGTTGTTTCAGAACTAGAGAAGATGGGTATTGTTCACCTTTACACATTGGGCTATCGAGGCGACGATCTTTTAAGTTTCTCCCTCGCTCTCAACAACCCATCCAAGATCTCGGAACTACAAGAGCTAGAACACTGGGACAAGAAGTTCTCCGTCGCAGGCGCTGCTACAGAAGGCTTCTTCTCCCGTCGTTGGGTTGCCGAGAAACTATTCAACATGTCCCACGACGAGTTCCTTCGTTGTCAGCGCGAGATCTTCTATGACCGCAAGTTTGACTCACAACTTGCAGCAGTCGCTGAGAAGGTCCAAGAAGAGACAGCAGCGGCCTTCGGTGGCGGTGGAGATCTCGGAGGAGATGAAGATCTCGGTGGTGGAGAAGACCTTGGTGGAGAAGACCTTGGCGGTGGCGAGGATCTTGGCGGTGGCGAGGATCTTGGAGGCGACCTCGGAGGAGACCTTGGTGGCGGCGACGAAGGCGGCGGTGATGATGATGTCCTCCTCGCGGCACCAGGCCGCAGAGAGGACAAGCCGTCCTCTGTAAGCAAAGGGAAAGCCTACTACCCGGTGAAGAAGAACAGGGATCGTAGAGGCCAGGGAGCAAGGGAAAGAAGTTATAACTCTATTGCCGGAACCAACTACGCAACCGACGCCCGCTACAAGATGCCAGGAATGACTGGCCATGGCGGCCTTGGTGAGATCTCAAAGGGCATGTTTGAGGGTAAGGAAACTATTTACAATGACCCTTTCCTCAACGAGGAAAATATGATACACTTGACTAAGTGGGAACTCAACACTTTAATCGAACATATGGAGAAGACCAAGAATGAAGCTTAAGCATAATAAAAAGAGAAACACCGCTTTTCTTTATGAAGCCTTAGTCAAGGAACTAACTAAGTCTATTGTTCATGGCAACAAGGAACTCAAAGAAGAGTTGATGTTGACTATGAAAGAGTATTTTGCCCCAGGCAAGCCACTTCGCAATGAACTTGATCTGATCAAGACCCTCTCAGAAACAAAGCATCTTGACCTGTTTACAGCCGAGCGTCTTCTAAATGAGGCCAAGGCAGAGTATTCAAAGTTGAACAAAAAGCAGATCTTTAACGAGCAGTCCGCTATGATCAGTCGCATCAACAAGGTTATTGGCACCGATGTCTTTTCTAACTTTGTTCCAAACTACAAGCACCTCGCTACCATCCACCAGATCTTCTCCGAGAAGGTTCCGGTCAAGAGCCGTGTTCTCCTTGAGAGGACTGTCATTGGTTCATTAACTTCCAGGCCAAGAAACACTGTAGCAAAGACAGAAATGCCACACATGGACAAGTTGGTCTACAAGAAAGTCATTGAGAACTTCAACACAAAGTACGACGGTGAACTCCTAACCGAGCAGAAGAGCCTAATAAACAAGTTTATTGTTTGCACGGGCGACAGGGCAACGGAGTTCCGGGTCTACCTAAATGAAGAGATCGGCCGTCTCAAGCAAGAGGTGTCCGAGGCAAAAAACAAAGAGATCTTCCAAGACGACAGGGAACTCTCCGAAAAGATGAACCTTGTGTCCGAGGCTCTAAATAAATTCCAGACAAAGAAGATCGATCAAGCCCTCGTCCACAAGGTCATGCAGGTCCAGCAACTTGTCAAGGAGTTTGTTGACTAATGGCTATTAAGATCACCATCGGTGGAGGAAAGAAAGAAGCCCCACCACAGCCCGCACCAAAGGTTGCGGAGATCAAACTTAACATCTCCAAGACAGCCAATGGTGATTATTACATCAAGGACCACTCCGACATTGACATTGTTGTTATGATCCAAAAGAACAAGGTTCTCGCTCTTTCCAAAGATCTAATGTCCGAGATGGTCTATGGAGCGCAGGACAGGCTATTTGGCTACCTTACAGAAAAGGGTCTCGTTGATCCAGCGACCGTCCAAGGCGGATCCGTCTATGGCTCGATGGAAGGAATGCTTTTGCAGTCAGACGAACTCAATGTTCCAAACATGACTATTCTAAACATTTCAGAGTGGATTGATTCTGAGCGTCCTTACTTTGAGTTTGTTGAGAAGTTCGAGGAAATGGAGGTTGAGCACTTTGTTGATCCTGACGAGAAGGAGTCAACAGAGTTGGGCGAGGTTCCCCACGAAGAAACAAAGGGAACACTCCGTCCAGGCTACACCTACGGTCCTTACTGGCAGTCCTACACTTATTGAGAGGTTATTATGGACTTACTTTGGTTTTCGCTTGCTTGCTATGGCTTGACTTACCTTGTCGTCTATGCGAGCATTTTTAATAGGATCCGCCCAAGCAAAGACTGGCTTTGGGGTTTTGGCAAGTTATTTAACTGCACCCTATGCTTTGGCTTCCATGCAGGCTGGTTTTTGTTCAGCATAAACGCTTGGACAGAACTATTTACTTTTGACTACACCGTAGCAAACTTCTTTATTTGTGGTTGGATTGGTTCCGGCGTCTCTTATTTACTTTCTATGGTGGTCAATGACGAAGGTCTC